TGGTGATGGCGATCGGCAACAGCGGCTTTGCTTGGGTCTGCAGTCTGAGCCAGGAGTGCTTCCGTTGCTTCCAGGTCGACCTTGCCGTCCTGGGTCAACACCAACCGATCCTGATTGGCTAACTTGGAAACATAGGATTTAGCCCAGCCTCGCCGTGCTGCAAACTCCGTTTTGCTAATTACAGTCATGATGGTATGTCCTGTTCACCTCGGGTGTTCACCTGTTCACCTCAGTTCACTAAGCTGGTGAACTGTCCGCTAACGCAGTCCCGCGGGTTTCCGACCCCGTACCCCCCGAAATTTGCCAGGGTCCCCGGCCCTACCCAGCAGCGACCGGGCCACACTGGCAACACCGGCCGCGTGGCTTCTCTTGGTAACGGCCCGTAGCCAGCGCCATGCTCAACGCCCGCACCAGGACTTCCTTGGGGGTTTCCTCCAAGGTCTTCTCCCAGCAATGTCGCGCACGCATAAAATCGAAATCTCAACGCACTTGCCTGTCGATGTAGCCCAATACTTGCTCCCAGCTTTGGGGGCTTTTTTTCTCTTGTTCAGGAGTCAAGGACATGACCACCTCTAACATTCAAAAAATTTGATGAGATCACCGGACGGGTATTTGGTGCTCTCTATGAAAACTTCCCGGTAGCCAGACATCTGCTTATCGAAGACTTCCTGGAAGACGGGTTTTCTTACGATGAGGGCGCGCTGGGTGACTTTCCCAACCAGAATGGTGAGTTTTTCTTCGCTTGTGTCGAGTGGCTGGCAGAGGCGGGTTATCTGCGCTTTAACAAGAAACTGCATGACTCAGGATTCGACCGAGTAGTTCTAACCGCAAAAGGCCTTGAAGCCCTCAAGGCTGTTCCCGCAAGCCTTACCGTAGGTCCATCCCTGGGCGACCAACTCGTTGATGCCACCAAAAGCGGTACCAAGAGCATCGTGGGCAGCCTAGCGGGCGAGGTACTGTCGGTGGGCTCCCGCTTCGTCGCCACCCACTACTTTGGGTTACCGAGCTAAATCATCCCGACACAAAGCGCTCCGCCATCCAGATGGGCCGTCTTACTCGGTACCAGGGTGACTGGGTGGCGGCGCTTCGCAGACACCCAACCGCTTGGCGGCCCAGCGTTCGTACAACCCAATGGCCACGTCGGCACCCGCCATCGCAGTCAGACAACCCAAGGCGCCCGCCGTCCAGATCGACATGCCGGCCGCGATCATCAGCATCATGGCCGACACCCCGCAAACAATACAGGCGCCGGACCGAAGCGCGAGTCTGCGCAACAATACCCAGCCTCGAGCACCGTCCTTGTCTGCGCGCCACATTTCTCCCGAAACGCCACCGACCAACGCCAGGACGATCACTAACCAAATCGGCATCTCTGCCAGTGCTTGTTGCTCATTAGTCATGTTGTGCCTCAAGAAGAAACAATAACGCGCCGGAAAAAGAAAACCCCGCATTAGGCGGGGGTAGGTATAACGATCTGGGGGAAGGCCTGTCATATCGAGGATGCGCCGGGCTCAGTTCAGCGATCAACATAAGCCATTCTCGCATACACTGAATACTGATCTCATTTCGTCGGAATAACCGAAATGCCCTATCTTTAGATAGGGCTAAATGTAACCGCAATGCGAGTACGAAAAAGACAACAACGCAACAAGTGCCCGAAAGAACGGTAGGACACGATAGCGTCTATTCGGTTGCCTTTGCACCTTGATACTCAGTGTTAGCCGCTTCACTAGGAGCTTCCGCTGTCAAAGACGCGGCCTTTGCAATCTTCAAAGGTCGTTCTAGTACAACTAGGCGAATGACAGACAGTACAGCCTTGCCTTGCTCCGTTAGCGCCCAATATTCGTTCGTATCAGAAACAGGTTTCTTCTTAGCTGAAGGAGCGACTAACCCAAGACTTGAAAAATCCGCCATCCACTCTTTCACAGCATTAGACGGTACCGGCCATTCCGAACGAAATTCTTTAGGTTCCAAGCTGCATATCATTTGAGCTGCGTAACGCGACATTGAAACTATCGACTTCTCTACCAACATTTCAGGGCCCAGCGTTCTAAACAGCTCGAACAACGTAGTTGGCTTCATTTCCTCCCAATCCTTCGCCTTCGACTTCCATACCCACATTTCCCGGTCATTAGCCTTTAGAGTTTTGAGAATCCCCTTGATCTCATCCTCCTTCTCTACCTTGTCGCTCCTGGCTTCGGCCGCGCTGCGGAGCTTGGCGTTTTCAGCACTCAACCTCGTCAGTTCGCTAGTCAATGTGCTGTCGGAATACTGGGATGCACGGATCCAACCTTCTCGCGGGTATGCAACAAAAGCCTTCATCAACGCGATTGAACACTTCCCGTAGAGATCATCATTATTTTTCCAGAATGAAACCGGCCTCTGTTTTACTTTTTCTCTGAACAAATTTAATGCCAGGACTTGGTCAGGGGCGGTATCCGTAAGATTTGAAGGCCAAGGCGTTGAAGAGTCGAGTACAAACCCGAGACAGGGAATACCCTGTGATCGCGCATAGTCAAATTCTTTCTCTGTGTAGCTAATGTTGTCAGCTGTAACAGAACCATAGCGATTTGCCATGATAAGGACATAGTAATCACTTTGATCGATCTGGCGTTGGATGATGCTCCACTGCTCCTCGTCAGCGGCGCTGAACATTTCCATACCTACCGGAATATGTCCCATTTCCAAGATAGCCTTGATGACAAGATCTCTGGGTTCCTTTAAGTCAACATATGTGGAGCTAACGAATATCTGAAATTTACTGCTCATTCTAGGGTCTGCCCTGATCCATTTTGTATGCACGCTAGCAAAATGACATTAGTGCGTCCAGCCTTAGTAGGCGCAGTACCTAGAGTTTTATCTGCATTGCTAGCCCTACTAAGCCAAAAATAAAAACCCCGCTGAAGCGGGGTCAGGTGATCGGCTCAGGGAGGGCCGGGTGAAGCTGCACAGCACGTGCGAGGTCAGCGCCAAGGCGCAAATTTCATATCGTGGGCACTTTTTACCCCCCTCCGGAAAAACCGAAAAGGGATGATTTTCGGTAGGTCAGCAAACGACATGTAAACGACCACAATACGACCACAATACGACAAAGTACCCCGACGAACGGTAGTTAATAGGCCCGAGCACGTTTGCTAGTTGATGCTCGGGTTAGGTTGGTATCGAGTGCACCGCTACGCCGATTAAGTCCCCGGGTCGTGGCGCTGCGGACAGTGAGGATCAATTGCACCTGCTGATGCAGACGATGAACCCAATTCCGGTAGGTCCGGTCTGCGTCCTCACGAAGTCCCAGCAACTGCAACTGAGAGCGAACCGAGTATGCAGGCTGTGGCAAGTAACGATTGCGAGCCAAGGTCGCGAGCTGAGCCCCTTTTTCCGATTGCCGCTCAAGTTGTGCGAGGGCCGCAGCGACTTCTGTTGCAACGTGATCCATGCCACCGCCCGCCGCCATCAACAGATCACGCGATCCAGGCGTACCACGTGGCGCGCTGCCGCCCCACTGCATGATTGTCGCCATTGGGCTGCCCAGCCCAACGCCGTCGCCAACCTGGCAGTGCTGGCGGGCCCAATGCTGCATCAACGCTTCAATTTCCTCGATCATCGTCCTTCCCCCCGAAAAACCGAACCCAACACAGAAAACAAGCAACCCAACACAAACCCTACACAAATAAAGCCTATATAAATCAGCTCTTTATATTGCTTTGTGCAGGGTGTGTAGGGTGTGTAAGCTTTTTCGGGGTTCGCATGGTCTTTTTTTTCGTGCGCATGCACTGACTTGAAAAAAATCGCATGTCCATACGCCTGCGCGCACGACAACCCTGCACACCCAACACAAACCCCTACAGCGCACGTAATACGTGGACTGGCCGTGTGTTGGGTCGAAAAACATAACCCAGCACAACCCTGCACACCTTGCACACTTCTTGGCGCAATCATGCTGCCACCGCCTTGATATGGTCCCAGTTGTCCACACCCCACCCTCCCAGCTTCGCCCCGGCCCGCCAGGTGGCGACTGCCTTCCCCAGATCGGCCGATGAAAGTGATGGGGGCTGGGAAGCACCAGGCCCATCAGGGAAGAACAGGATGCCGAACCGCCTATTGCTGCCGTCAGTCCACGGGATGCTCCGGGCGGTTTTTTCGACTTCAGCGCTGATGAACTCGGCGAACTTAGTGTGACTGAGGGTGTGCTCTTTGTTTCGATGGCACCACTCAAGGAACAGCGCATAGAGATCCTGGGACAGACACGCGCCCCACATGTTTTGCCCGAGCTGGCCCGCGCGCCAGAGGTACAAGAATGTTTGCCAGCTGGCTCTGCTCAATGCAACCAAACGCTCCCGCGCAGGTGTGTGAGGTGGTCGGGTACGCTGATTGAAGTCGCCCATGTCTACGGCAAGCAGCCATGCATAGAGCGCTGCGACACCGCCGTTTTCCAACTCGGCACCGATAGCCTTTTGTCGATCAGGTGGCAACGTCTCCATAGGCCAAACCACCAACATCCGGCGGTCGCTTTCGCTGATTGGCCAAGGCAGAATTTCGTTACTGAGAAATACCGCGTTCATGTGGTTGGCTTCTTCCCAACCGTTGATGAACTTCGACTCCATACGTACCGTCTTGCCGGTGACCAGGTGCTTGATCTTGCCCACTTGGTTGTACCGCTGATCCCGGCTAACAACTTCCTCGAACACAGCCCAAAGCTTGCGGCTCTGCCAGGCATTGAAGTTGCTTTCCAGCTGGGTCTGGCCCACGGTCGCGGCGTACTGGCCATACAGCTTGCCGAAGATGTCAGCGAACAGAAAACTTTTGCCAGAGCCTTCCATGATCGAATGCATCAGTACGGCGGTGTCCATCTTCGCACCCAAGTGCTGAAGTGGATAAGCCAGCCAGCGAGTCAGCCATAACGTCGCCTCAGGGTCGTGATTACACAAGAAACCGAACAACCAGCGAATGTTGGCGCAGGCATCGTCATTGCGTACAGGCTCAATCGGCAAACCTTCAAAGGTGTTGATGTAGACGTTGGGGTCTTTGGTCATGGTGGGATCGAAGACAATGTTGTCCACGTCCACGACTCGTCGATCTGGACTGTTCAGCCACATCCCATAGCCATCCCCAAGCGCCATTTTCACCGCCCCTTCAGGCACTCGACGCTTCTTCTCGCGGTCCCATACATCCTTAGTGCCGTCGATGTACACGTACCGCTCGATGGGGACCAGACCGAACGCACCAGCCTTCTTGCTGGCCATGCGCTTTGCCTGATCGAGCTCACGCACCTGATCGCTGGATATCAGCTTCTTGCGCGGCTCATCGGCCCACTGTTTAGCCAACGGCTTTGTCACCAACGACTCGAATGCGGATTTCTTCATAGAAGTCCCGCGATCGGTGTCCCAGATGTTCGTCGTACCTTCGACCAACGCATACCGCCGCAACAGGTGGGCCACCGTCAGAGGCTCCTCCCCCGCCCCCCCGTTTGAGGCCGGATCGGCCTCAATGACTTCGTCATTTGCCGAGCTCGGCTCGCACTGGTCACTTGATGGGGCTGGGGGAAGATCACGCGGATCAGGTCGCGTTGAATGCTGCATACCAAGCATCCGCGCCGCGTCCTTTACCGCGCGCGACTGATCGCCACCATGCTGCAACAGACAGAACACCTCGAACGCATCGTTTTGATGCCCGTTCGCGAGTGGATCAGCACCGTGGTGCGAGTAAACCTTGCCATCGTCGCTGACCGTTACACCCGGCATACCGGTGCTGCTGTGCGGATACAGCCACTTACTGCCGCGCTTGATGTAGTCGTGTGCGCGCAACAGCTCTTCAACGTTGTGGCTACGATTGAATTCATCAATAACCGACGGCTTGCCCTCGGCGGGCGGTGGACGCTTGATGACTTTCGCCGGCGGTGTCTTCGGTTTGGGTGCCCATGGACACGCGGCTTCGGCATCGCGCTTGAAGATGTCCCAGTTGTTCCAGATCTTCAGCAACTCAGGCGCAAGCACCGGCAAGCCATCAACAGAGTTCGGCGGCGTGCGCCAGGTGTAGGGTTTGCCAGTGCCCGGGTGAATAGATGGTGGCAATACGTCTTGCACCAACCCACCACGCAATTCGAACACGGTGATGCGCTGATACTCATCGGCTTCGGCACGCGCCTCAGCCTCACCTGCTGCATCACCAGCGTCTTTTGCAGCTTTGGCCTTTGCGGTCAGAGCTTTGTGGATCGAACCATCAGGGTCCTTTTCATTCGGCCACGCGAGCGAATGACGGCTCAACTCAACGCCGTCAGGGACGCGGAACATGATGCGGAATCGGGCCGGGTTACCTACTACTGTCGGAAACACCAAGGCCATTGCATCAAGGTCAATTTCCAACAGGTCATACAGCACGCGGCGAGTCCACTGAACGTCATCAACATCCAGCGAGCAGATATGGCTTGGCCCCAAGACGACGCCAAGGTTGTGCCGAGGCTTCTTTTCCCAGAACGCGGCAGCCTTCCCCGACTCAGTGAAGTAACCGCCGGGTTGGTTCCAGCCCTTCCCCTTCGGCCCCTTTTCACCGGGTTCTATAGGGACGAGCGCCAAACCAAATGTTTCGATGTAGAACTGAGCCCAATCAGCAGTAGGCAACCGGTCGCCGTGATCACTCATCTGCGCCGCTCCCGCAACCCCTGGCAACTGACGCAGGTCGCACAACCCTGGATCGTCTGCTGACGAAGTAACGGGATAGGTTCGCCGCAATCCTCACAGAATTGCGCGCTGACAGCGCACGTTGGGCGCGGACGGCGATCCAACGCCACCTGCAGGAAGTACTCGGCCTGGTCATTGGCGATATCGATAACGTCAGTCATCTTGGCGGGCCTCCATCGCTTCCCTGGCCCCGGCCATGATGCCCAACACCGCACGAATTACGTCGTTACCGTGTTTCTCCAGGCATTCAACTTCGTGAGGCTCCCAGACGTTGTCGGCAGCACCTTCGTGCATGCTGGAAACAAACAGGCCAGTCTGGTGCAGCACCTTGCTGACCGCGAGCAAAGCTTCCTTGGTCGGCGCCGCCGCTTCCGGCTTGTACCAAACCATACCGGCGGGACGCATCAGGGCATCCAGCAACAAAGGATTTGCCGTCAGGCGAATCACCTCTTCCAGCTCATCAGGATCGAGCCACCGACGTTCTTCGTCGTGCTTCAGTTTCTTCTGGAGGGTGTCGTAATCGATGACCATATCCAGCGCCAGAGCAGTCACACCGCCCCGATAATCATGGCCTGCCCGATAGAGGGCTTTGCGTAGCGAAAGGACCGGGCCTGCACCCGGCAAAAGATCTGTGCGACTCATAACCGTAAATCCCCTATTTACGGTGTGGCCGTAGAGCCAATGACGCTCTATTCTACGACCACGACCGATGTTCATGTGCTGTGCATCGTTCCAGTCGGTCCGGGGAATCTTATGGTGAGAGGTCCCGGACCGACGCCTACGCAACGCGTTACATGTACCCGTGTAACTCGTTGCAGCCCGCCTGGCATTTCTTTGGTGAGAGGTTTCAGGCCGGTGTTTCATGTGGCGGTATGTTATGTGCTGCGTATTGCCACCGCTGGGTTGGGGAGATTCTTATGGTGAGAGGCCCCAGCCCAGCACTTTTTATTTACCCTTTGAGCCACGCAGATATGCCCAATCAATGTCTGGTCTAAGCTGCTCACAGGTGACTACACCTTGAGTCTCACGCTCGATACAAACAGCCAGCCTGACACTAGCCCTTCGGTTTCCATAAGCGACTTGCCTCAGTTGCCCTGCAGTTGTGAGACAGCGCACTGCAAACGCATCAAGTGCAGATTTATCTAAAGCTTTGATGTAGTCGTGCAAAGTCATAGCCGTCTCCTGTGGTGCTACAAGATTAGCAATTGCTAAACGACAGAGCAATAGCAATCTGTAATTTACTAAATGCTAAATAAGCGTAAAAATTCACGGATGAATATCAATGAACTCCGCGTGCAAGCATTGAGGCGCCTGATCGGTCTCATGAAGGCTAAAGAATTTGCCGACAAGTATGATCTTGACGCTTCTTACATCTCGCAGCTCTTAAATGGACATAGGCCCATGGGGGAGAAAGCTGCGAAGACGCTAGAGCAAAAAATCGGCCTACCTGCCGACACTTTAGTCATGCCGTCACCCTCCACCAGCGTACAACCGAGCCCCGATCTGCACCCCGGGCCCGAATTTACGAGGCCTTTCCGGCGCGCAACCATCCGAGGTACAGCCCAGTTGGGTCCAAATGGATATTGGGAGGCTCTAGAAGCCACGGACGGGTGGATTGACGTCCCCACCACCGACCCTGGTGCTTACTCATTAAGGGTTAAAGGCGAGTCAATGGCACCGGCCATTCGAAATGGCTGGGTCGTTTGGTGCGAGCCGAATCACAACCTCATCCCTGGGGAATATGTGATGGTTCGACGCGTGAATGGTGAGTGCATGGTGAAGGAGCTTTTGTACGAAAATCAGGATGAAATCAGCCTAATGGCCGTAAACGATGGATATGGCCGACTAACCATTCCTCGTAACGAAATTGAGCAGATTCACTATGTCGGTGGCATTGTTCCACCGAGCAAAATCAAATACTGAGCTCTTCACTTAGGCTCAAAGCCCGCATTAAGCGGGTTTTTTTTTGGCCTGAGAAAAAGAAAAATTAGCATCTGCTATTGCTAATTTTTTAGCTGTTGCTAATTTTGGATCGTACCCCTCTCACCAAAGAGTACGAGACATGCAAACCACACAGCACAGCAACACACTCTGCCCGGTCTACCTGCACCCATCTGCCTGCAGTAGCCGCGCCTCCGTAGAGGCCATCCGACGCCGCACCGGACTGCTGGTGATCACCAGCCCCAAAGGTCGCACCAAGGCCATCAAGCCTCTCAACACCGCCGCAGCCGATGAAAGCTCCTGGCCATTCGGGGGCGATGCAGCATGAATAGCTATCTCATCCCACTCGCAAAACAAGAGCTCTTGCACCACATGTTGCAGGTTGGCGGCACCGCCGCGTGCCCCCTTCAACGACCGGAGCAAACCATCCACGCAAGTTTTGAAGTCGAGCTCACCGACGACAACGCAGTCATCAACGTTGACCTGGGCGGGCACTCGGGCCACTTGACCCTCAAGCGCTCAGATCGAGCAAACCATCTGCACCTTCGCGACTTTATCCAAGACATCGCGAATGGGCGCATCGAGTCGGCCCAGCTTGCTCCGGCCTCAATGACGGATGACCAGAAGCCCGAACCCGTCCCGCCAGAGCCAACTCCGGAACAATCCAGCCGCGATGCCCAAATACATCGAATGCTGGACGAGTCGGAAGCCTTGATTAAAGGCGTACGCCAACTGCTCGCCGCCTGAGGACTGCGCAATGAACCGCACCCTGGACGAAACGGCCGCCGTACTCGGCCTCAAACCCCGGAAGTTCCGCGAGCAACTGCGCGCGCTCCGCGTGCTGACGCAAAGCGGCGACCTGGCCAGCCACCACCGTGGCGGCGGCAATCTGTTTTCAGACCCGCGCAGCGTCCAGATCGGAACTACCAACCGCTATAAGCACTACGCCGTGGTGATGGTCACCGAGGCCGGTATGCCATGGCTGGCAAAGAAGCTGGGCATCACCATTACGCACAAGGACGCCGCAGCATGAAAACCAACTACTTCAATGCCTACACCCAAGCTCTCGGCGCCCTGCGGCTGATCCCGATCTATCTGGACAGCCCGGGCGTGGTCAGCCGCGCCACGCTGATAGGTGCCGCAAGCGAAGCCATCGACCTGCTGGACAGCATGCCTTGCCGCACGGTGGAACTGGCCGAAGTCTTTCGCTGCGTCAACGACGTGATTCAAGAAGGCCAAGTTGCCTACGTCACGCCCACAAACTCGCCTGAGTTTCCCTTCGGCGCGGTGGTCGCTGACGAAAAAGGCCAGATCTGCGCGGCAGCCAAGGGCAAGAGCAAAGAAGGCCTCGCTGAATTGATCCGCCTCAAGCTGCTGCCCCCATCGGAGGGGTTCGGGGAGGACGCTGCGTGAGCAACACCATTGACCAATTGCGAAAGGAATGGGCGACACCTTGCCCAACGCTATCAGCCATCCGCGAGCGCTACTTCTCTCACATATCTAGCGATCGCTACCTACTACGCCGCATCAGCGCCGGGCGAATTCAATTGAAAGTCACTCGCCTTGGCGGAGCAGGAAACAAAGGCACAGCAGTTGTTTACCTGCATGACCTGGCCGCCTACCTCGATGCCCAAGCGACGAAACAAGCGGCCTGATTCACCGGTGCCCCCTGCCGCCCAGGGGCAAACAACATCCACTCAATGAGGCACAGCACATGAGCAAAGCACGCCCCTTCATCGACACGTTACGGGACATCGAGGCCGGAGGGCTGCTCGATGAACTCAGCGAAACCCAACACAGCCTGATCGATGCTATCCGCCAAACCGGCAAGGGCGGAGAGCTGACCATCAAGCTGACTTACAAGCCTGACGGCAGCGGCCAGATGACCATCAAGGCCGACGTCAAAGCGAAAGAACCGATTTTGGCTCGTGGCACATCGCTGTTCTTCCTGACGCCTGAAGGCAACCTGACCCGCCGCGACCCACGGCAACAAGACTTGCCGCTACGCACCGTCGGTGAAGACCTTCCACCGGAAAAACTGCGTCACGTCAGTCCGTAAAGCCAGATTCATAAACCTCTCACCACAGCGTCACCCCATGGAGCACATCCAATGCAACAAGCAATTCAAGAGTTGGTCACCCTCGCCCAAGCAATCGGCAAGCCGATTGATCACCCAGGGCTGTCGGCGCCCATAGCACTGCTACCAAACAGCGTAAGCATCCATGACCTTGAACACCTGCTGCCGAACCCCACTCGCACGCGCCAGAAACTCACGGTACTGGACGCAGAGTCGTTCATTGCGTACGTAAGCCGATTTGCCGATGGTGCTACCGCAGTGTTCTGCAATGGCCCCGAAGGCCGCACTTTCTCTGCCGTCATCGATTATCACCAGCCAGCCAGTCCTGCCTGGCGCGACCACATCGCCACTTACCGCTGCCCGACCACCATCGAGTGGGGCCGCTGGAAAGAAACCGATCGTAAGCGCATGGATCAGGCCACCTTCGCCGAGTTCATCGAAGAGAACGTCAAGGACATCACCCAGCGCGAAAACGAAGCAAACGACCCAAGCGCTGCCGACATGCTGGAAATCAGCCGCACCCTGGAAGCCAAGAAAAACATCACCTTCCGCCAAGGCACTCGACTCGACAACGGCCAGGTTCAACTGACCTACAACGAAGAAATCGATGGTCGCGCCGGCGAAGCAGGTCAGCTGCGAATCCCCGAGCAATTCTTCATTGCCGTGAAGCCCTTCCTCGGCGGTGACGCCTTCTGTGTCCCTGCCCGCTTTCGCTACCGCATTCTGGAAGGTCGCCTGCAAATGTGGTTCGAGCTGGTGCGCCCAGACAAGGTGCTTGAAGAAGCCTACAACGCCGTTCGGCAGAAGATCCAAAGCGCAATCGGTGACGTACCCCTGTACGAAGCCACCCTGTAACTAAACCCAAAGCAACACCCCGCCGCCGGCCTCTCACCAAACATCCCTGCGGCGGGCTCTTCCGAGGTACACAGCACATGACCACAATTCAAATTTGCGCACTGATCGTCCTGACCATACTTGTTGGTCTCACCTATTGGGCAGGCTATCGCGGCGGCCTGATCGACGGCCGCATTGAAGGTATCGACGAAGGCAAGGCCATTCAGCAATCAGATAACTCTGGGATGATTCAGGACCTCAAGCTATCGCTTGATCAGGCAC